ATTATTTAACGTTACCTACTCAAGACTCAAGAATATTTTCTAGAGAGTTTGGTAAACCTGTATCTTACTTCACAGTAAATACAAGAGACGGTAAAGTTTTATTTGTTTTAGAAACATCTAACAGTGAGGTAGCAGCGTACGCTAAATCATCAACATTAGGAATACCTTATGGATTAAAAGAAATGAACATTTATGATGCAGAAGGTAAAAAATTAACAAAATCTGTTGGAAGAGCGGAAAATACAGGTAGATTTGTAAGGACTAAAGGTAGTGAAACTAGGCCAGCTTTATCAGCTAAAAGTCAAAGACAAATAAGAGAAACTATAACACGCCAAGACGAACAGGCAGAAAAAAATTGTATATAATATGGCAAAGAAATGTGGATATTACCTAGGAGGTAGATACAGTCAGCTTTACACAGATCTCTATACTGAGTTAGAAAGTGGAAGACCTGATATAAAAACAGTTTATAAAGCTTTAAGAGATGGAAAAGTATTAACGCTTAATAAAGGACAGTGGTGGGTAAGACAAGGAGAGTCTGTGTATGACGCTTTAGCTCATATTAATAGAGTAAATAATCAATACCCGGGACTAATCACTACAGAGTATAAAGGGCCTAGTAAAAGCTCTTTTGGTAAAGAAGGTAATAAAATATATAAAGCTGGTATAAATAAATACATATTAGAAAATATAGTTCCACAAGCTGAGCAAGCAGAGGTTATAGAAGAAGCTAATAGTAAAGAAGAGCTTTCAGCACTAACTGCTACACAGGCAGCTGTATCAGATCAAGCTTTAGCGGATAATACTTCAGACCAATCTAAAGGAATTGTAGGTTTACCAGAAGAACGATCTGTTACACAAACTAAATCAGATAGACTTAAAGCTAATTTTAACGAAGTTGGAATAAATGTAGATGTAGAATTTACAAATGAATTAGATACTAATGTAGCAGGAGATGTTCTTGGTAATGGAATTAGAAAAGCTACTATACGATTAAATGAAGACTATTTACTTGATGATACTGTATATCATGAATTTGGACACGTATTTATAGATTTACTAGGGATGAGTAATCCTTTAATAAGACAAGCATTAAAAGAATTAGACGGGTCAGATTTAAGTTTATCTGTTATAGATGCGTATCCGCATTTAGACGGTGTAAGATTAGATAAAGAAATATTAGCTACAGCTATTGGTTTAGAAGGTGCTAAAATAGAACGTAGAAATCCATCTAAATTGCAGATTCTATTAAATAAAATCTTTAGAGCTGTAGGTAAAATATTTGGAGTACAACCTAATGTTGCTGCCCAACTAGCAGAGCAAATGTTTGCAGGTGAAATAGCTAGAAACTCTCTTGTAGGACAAACTAGCCCATTTGTACAAGAAAGTAGGAACAGAGAAAAAATAGATAATTTAATTAGGGATACTAAAATTTTAGCTCGTAACATGGCTAATATTGCTAAGTCTAAAGGTAATGAAGCTGCACAAGCTAGAGCTGTTAGACTACTAGAAAATTTAGAACAGGTAAAGCAAGTTGAAGATTTTGTAGACTTTATAGATACTGCAGGTAAAGCAACTTCTAATATTCTTAATAAATTTAAGATGGTAGAAGAAACACTTGAAAGAGGAGAAGAAATTTCAACAGAAGATGTTAAAACTGTTACAGATCTAAAGCAATATCTTGATGGATTTGAAGTTCTTGATGCATTGTCAGTAGTTATAGTAGAAGAGGAGCAAGTAAGAGCTGTGCCTTTACAGAACTTTGTAGATATGAGCACTAAATTAAAAGCTGTTATAGCTGAAAGGAAATTACTAGAACAAAAATATTTTGAAATAGGTATTCCAGTTTTAGCTGATTTTTTATCTCCTTTTTCTGTACAAGAAATTAATAATCAATTAGATACATTAATTGAAAATATAAAGACTCAAAATACCGGGGAAAGACATATAGAAAAATCTGATAATAGATATGGGGCCTTGTTAAAAGATAGAACTCGAGGTGCAATTACTCCTGAAGAGTTTGATGTAGCAATTAATGATTTAGCAATAACACAATTAGAGGAAAAGAAAACTAATAGAAAAAGTTTAATAGATCTACTTACTAAAGCATCAAGAGATAAATCTGGCTTTTCTTATTTCTTTGATCCTTTAATGTATTCTAATGATAATGCTATACAGTTATTTGCTAAAGCAGTAAAATCTGCACTTGAAAACGCAAATGATGACACTCGAGACTTTTTATATGAGCTACAAGAACAGTATAGAGAGTTTGTAGAAAGCCCAGGCGTAAGTGAAAATAATGTAGAAAGGCTTAATAAGCAATTACTAGAAGAAGTTGTAGAGTATGTACGAAATGGCGATACAGGCAAATTTGAACCGGTTACTAGAGTGTCTTTTATACAACCTTATAATATAGACAAGTATAAAAAAAATAGGAAGGATGCAGTAGAAGCGGCGTCAAAGAAAACAAATTATTATACATTAAGTGATTTTGAAACAGAAGGAGATTTTATAGATTATAAAATGGAACTAGAAGAAACTAGAGTAGGTGGATATACAGCTGCTCGAAAAGCTTTTAATGCGGAAATGAAACCTTGGTATAGAATGAACACACATCCTGTAGAGGGAGCTATGGGAATAGCAAAAGGACATGAAAAGAAAATTAAGCAAGTAGTACAAGAGCAATTAACATTAAATAAGAAAGTTAATGATAATAAAGCTACTCCAACAGAAATAGAAAGACTTACTGTATTAGAAATTGAACTTCAAACTTTAATAGATTGGAAAAATAAAAATTATTTCTTTGATAAATTTGGAGATCAAGCGTCTCCTATTGTAAGAGGAGGCTTAACTAGGCCGTCTACCGGAGAAAAAGGTCCTAATAGAAGTAATAAGACTGACTATACAAATGCTAAATATACAGCACTTCAGAATAATCCTAAACTTAAGAAATATTATGATTTCTTATGGGATAAATATAAAATTAGTCAAGACAATTTAGGGAAAGCCTCTAATAGGATGTCTAAAAACCCTTGGGAGCAGTATTCATATTTTATTCCTTCTGTACGTAAAAGTGATAAAGATAGGGCTATTGAGCAGGGAATTGTACCTTTAGCTAAAGAGTTATGGAAAGACGGTACTGATATTGTAGCTAGTGATACAATGTACGGAGATAGACTAGAAGGGATTGGAGGACAGGAATATAAAGTTATTCCAGTATTTTATACTAACCCTTTAGATAAAAGTGATATTAGCTACGATTTAGCAGGAAGTATAGCTCAATTTACACATATGTCTAATATGTTTAAAGCTAAATCAAATATACAAGGTCATGTACAAATGATGGTAGATATTATAGGTAATAGAGAAACTTCTCTTACATCTCCTATGGGATCTGAAGTAATGAATGTTATTGCAAAAGGCTTAGGGTATGAAGCTCCAATTACTAAAGCGGGAACAGAAACAAATAACTTTAAACATTTAGAATCATTTATAGATAATGTATTTTTTGGTGAAAAAGCTATTAAAGCGCAATTTGGATTTTTAGGTAAACAATATGAAGCTAATAAATTAACAGGGATGGTTGCAGGATTTACAGCAATGAATGCACTATCAATGAATTTACTTCAGGCTGCTAATCAAAGCACGCTTGATAATTTATTAGGATATGCAGAAGCAGTTGCAGGTCAATTCTATGATCAAAAATCATGGGCTAAAGGTAAACAAGTATATTGGTCTAATAGTGGAGCAATGTCAGATTTAGGTAAAATAGCTCCAGAATCATGGATGGGTCAACTAATAGATATATATGATCCTATACAAGGTGCTTTTACCGATAATGTAGGTAGAAATGTTACAGGAAGTCTAGTTAAAAAAGCTTTTACAACTGATGCTTTATTCTTTTTACAGCACGGAGCTGAACACGAACTTCAAGTATCTCGTATGTTAGCGATGATGCAATTTACTAAAGCAGTAGATAAAGAAGGTAATCAACTTAAAAATAAAGATGGTTCTGATATGACTATATTAGATGCCCATAAAAAAGATAAAAACGGCCGTGTTAGAATTAATCCAGATGTTGCTAATTTTAATAAAATGGATTTTATGAATAAAGTTCATGGTTTAAATAAAAGAACTAATGGTGTTTATAATGATTTTGATAAGGCGCATCTAAAAAGACTTTGGTATGGGAAACTCTTTTTATTATTTAGAGGATGGATGGTACCTGGAATTAGACGTAGATTTGGTCACGGGGAAGCGTGGCATTCAGATCAAGAAATGGGAACTTTAACTCAAGGTAGTTATATTACATTTTATAAAATGCTAAGAAGCTCTGTTATGAAACAGCATGATGCTTATGCTACTATGACTACATTAGAAAAGCAAAATGTTAAAAGAACTATGGTAGAACTAGGAGCCTTTATAGGTACTGTATTAATAGGTATGGCATTGTCAGTAGGTGATGATGATGAAGAGAATGGATACGCAACTAACTTTTTATTATATCAAGCAAGGAGATTACAAACTGAACTTGGGGCGTTTACACCATTATTTGGAACAAGAGAAGCAGTAAGGCTATTAGAAAGTCCTACAGCAGGACTTAGACCTATACAAGGGATTATTAAACTTCTTGATAGTACATGGAAAAATGGTCTTTATTTTGCATCTGGTGGAAATATAATAGACGAAAAAGATATTTATTTTCAAAGAAGATCAGGTAGATTTGAAAAAGGAGATGCAAAAATATGGAAAGATTTATCTAAACTAATACCTGCTTTAAATGGAACAGAAAAAAGTAAAAGACCAGAGGAGTTACTTAAGTGGTTTAATCAATAGTAGGGAAAGTAAAGAAACTACAAAAAGGGGGCTGCGAAGCTCCCTTTTCTTTTTATGTGCGATTTATTTGCGCTCCATTGACATCTTAAGTAATAATAAATATCCAATCAAATCATCTACAGTATCTTCTGTTTGATCGTTAATACCTTTATTACTAATTCTAGCAATTTTATCGTCTAGTCTACAACAAAGAGACTCAGTTGCGTCAAGTTTACTAAATATATTTAAAGGATTAAGAGCGCTGTTACCATAAGCAGCGTTTTTTTCTTTTAATAACTTAGTAATTTTTTCTGTAACTTTATCAAGATGCCATGCAAAGTTTGCTTCTGCAGGTACTTTCCATGGATCTATATTTCTTTTTGTATCCCAATAATGTTCGTTATGTGTATAGTTTGTAATGTAAGGGGTGTCAAATTCCATACCTTCTGGTACAGACATTTTAACTGGTTTTGTTTTTTTCTTAGACATATTCTTCAATTTTAAAAGATTCTTCGTTCATATTCATTATACTTAAAAGCTCAGTCTCATCTTCAAATGTAACACCAAGTTTGTGTTCCATCTGTTCTTTTCTTTTAGGATCTTTATATAAGACTTGTCCAATCTCATCATCTATAGCTTGGTCATGAAATCTCATAATATCTATTTTATATTGAGCAGATAATTTAGAGTATTTTCCATATATAAAATATTTAAAATCTTTTTGACAAGTTTTAGGAATATTAAAAATAAACATTATAGTATTTTCTGTAGGATGATAAACTTTATTAAAACTCCTAAATTTGCTTAAAGCTTTTTCAAACTTTACAAATAAAGGATCATCAGACTGTCTATATAATAATGCAATACAAAGTTTTTCTTTTTCTGTTTTTATAAAACAATTTAAAAACAATCTAGTCCAAAAGAACAATCTTCTTGCTCCACCAAGCATAGGCATGATAAAGGTAGAAGCTTTTGTTCTTTTAGCCATAGATAGATCATAATACAATACTCCTTTCTTATACTTCCTAGTAATAGATTTTATTTTATATTTAAAATATTTAATTTTAACTATTTCTCCTACTTCAAAAATTATAGTATCTGAAGCTTCTAAAGATTTAATAATTCCATCTACACTATGAGGTATAATTGTTTTTGTACCGCCTGTAATTCTAAATGTTAAAGCATTTACAGGATTATAAATTAATTGGTCACATTTCACTGCCATTGTTCATTATTTAAGAGGTTAACACTATTTACTACTAATTCTGGTAGCTGAATGTTAGTCTCCCGAAGAAGGTCGTCTTCTGTTTTTAATATGTAGATAAGTTTGAATGTCTCTGCAAATTTACTAATTCCTTCATGAATTCCAAACTTTTCTATATATTTATTTAAAACAAATGCAGGCATATCTCCAACAATCACATCTTTTAACCATGCATCGGCTGTTTTTGGGCCCACTTTTGGTATGCCTTGAATACCATCTGTACTGTCTCCCATAAGCATTTGTTTCCATAAAAATGTTAAAGCTCCTTTTGTATCTTGTACTACAGTTTCTGCTTTTCCATAGTTATAGTGTATACCAGCATTTTGATACAGCACATCTTTATCTGGACTACATATAACAGTGTTTTCGTTAGCATATATTGATACTAAATCATCT